ACATCATCAAAATCTGCTGCTGCATAATTAGAATTAGTTGCAGCTGAAAAATCACTAAACGTTATAATATCCCCTGCTACAAATGTATGAGTTCCTGGAAAAGTAATAGTAACTGTTGGCGATCCATTAGATGTTGTAAAACAATTTGATATAGTCGTGCCTGATGGATTAACTAATGGGTGTATGTCATAATATACTCCTCCAGAGTATACATATAAAATTCTGTTTGTACCTATCGCTGCAAATTTTGTAGATTCTTTATTAACAAAATGATGAAGTCCTCTTGCAACTCCTGTGAGTTTTGATTCGCCTAATTGATTCCAACCACCTATTTTTTCTGGTGTACCATATCTAAAACGAACATTTTCGCCGCCTGTCCATTGAGACTCAGCTCCTGTTGATGTAACTTGTTTATTAAATCCCGGTAGGAATCCTAGTTTTTGTAACATATAACCTCATTATATTATGCATTCCGTATTGGCGGAACACCTAACATTGGCCTTTTGTCGAACCTGTTCTTTTCAGCAAAAGGACCATTTACATGGTTATAATGAAGAAACACTTGTCCGCAAGTATCCCCTTCAAAAGGTTCTCTCCAATGCTCTAATTCACATCCACTATATACTAGCATATCGCCTACTTCAAGCAAGACTTTAGTGCCTTTGGGTGCATTGGGTTTATGTATATTCTTATACTCATCTATGACGGTGTCAGCTCCTGTGCCATCTATAAATATAGGCCATGGATCTCCACCTAGATTTAACGTAGTAGATATTTCACAAGAAGGCCTGTCTTTATGACGTTTTAATTCATCACCTTTTTTATATATTCTAGCATAAGAATAAGTTGGTATTAGGTCAAGTCCTGTTTCTTTAGCCATAACTGGTAACATTTTAACAAGTAATGTTTCCATAGCAAAGTCTGCATAGTGTGAGTAGGTATTAGGTATTTGTTTATCGGTCCATGTACCAAGCATACCTGTATCATAGGTAATATTGTTTTGATACATCCAAGCTACTGCATCTCTTTTAAGAAGAAAATAATTAAATATAAAGTTAGCTAAATCATAACTTACTGCATTTTTTATTACGTGATATTTATTGAAAGCCATGTTGTATAAAATTAAAACTTACTGATATTCTTATATCATTAGATTGATTAGGTTCAACACAGTGCCAAAGATAATATGGAAATATAATAATTCTACCTTCTACTGGTTTTAAATGTACTTCTCTCCATAATTCTTTTGGTGGTCTGCCTTGTTTTCTTGCAGGCATATTTAATTGTGCTCCTGCTCTTGGTTCGTTACAAATTAAATCCCCTGAATTTTCTG